CGGAACACTTGAGTGAGTCACGCATGTCTGGAGTACTCATTCTATCAATCATTGCGCTGAAAGACAAGAGGAGAAAATCATGCGAGGCGTCTTAGTGGTAGCGAGGAGTATCCTGGAAGCAGCAGCACCAGAGATGCAACAAAAGATTGTTGATTTCACAGATCAGGGTGTGGTCACGATGACACGCAATGTGGACGCAAGTACCACAGAAATCCATCTCGATCATCCTGATTTCGATGTGGAAGATGGGCGGTATGTCCTGGTGATGAAAAGCGTGCGTGATCCAGCCCAGTTCATGAATCGATACTTTAAGATTACGCGACTGCAACGGGTGGATAGTGCCGCTGGGAAATTCACCACGGTGAGGGATTATTGATGACGCTTATTCTCATCGTGTTGATCATCCTGCTCATCTTCGGTCTTCCACAAGTCTCAGGCAACTGGGGCTTTCATCAGTACGGCTATGCACCATCAAGCATCATTGCTATCCTGCTTGTTGCGCTGCTGGTATGGTTGCTTATGGGGAGATTCTAAGCGATGTGGGTCATCACCACACTACAACCTGAAGAGCTGCATGCGTTAGAAGCATCACCAGTCTGCTTGTATTGTCAGCATCGGGCACTCCTCCATCACTATGATGCGGACAACGCTGAATACGATTGTCACATATGTCACTGTAGTGAACTGATTGTCACAGGTGCCTTTAGTCCATGGCATCCACCACGCTATTACCATGAGCTTGCAGCGAACCCGAACGCCGATATCCGGCGGAGAATGACTGCACTCGTTGAGAGGCTGCTGCACCTGAGCATAAGGAGCACTGATGCGTAGCTATCCTGTACCAGCACTGCACAACTTCTTACCTGATTGCATGCTTCCCAAGGACCAGTGCGAGAAGTTCTTCGGTGTGCAGAAACAGCAACCACATCAACACATCTTGCCGCAACAGCACAACATCTTCAACTCGACAGCGATGTATCTCTTCATGCAGGGCGGTGTTGGTGGAGGCAAGTCAGAAGGCTTTGCTGCGAAATGTGTCTATCTCAGCTTAAGCATTCCGAAGAACCGTGGTGTGGTGGTTCGGCATAACTTTGGTGAGCTGTTCGATACAAGCTGGCGGAAAGTGATGGAATGCATTCAACGGCTGATAGAGCGTGAACTCATCTCACCACCTGCTTACGCCGTGAAAGAAAAGGGCAACTTCACCGAAATCATCTTCAGTAACGGCTCAGAGCTACATGCTATACACGGAAAGAACTGGAGACAAGGCTTAGGTGCTGATCATGGTTTCTTCTGGGTGGATGATGCGTTGGAGTGCGTGGAGGAATTCTTTGTCGGCACGAATGTTACGGCTGGCTTACTCTCTCGTCTACGCTTACCACATGTACGGTTTGATCCGCGTACATATGACGAGACAACACGACCACATGGCGCATTACACGGTATGCTCTCATCGAATCCGCCACCATACGGTCACTTTCTCCATAAGCTCTTCGGCAGTACACCTGGACTCCGCACGATTGGGCAAGATACCGTCGAGTTTTTGAAGGGTGAAACACTCGACAACCCATTTACTGGTGGTGGCTACGCCAAGTCACTCATTGGTGCACAACGACAGATGAATAGGAGCGATGGAACCATTCGTCGTGTGGTGTTTGGCGAGTCTATTGCTGCATACAAGGGCATACCAGTGTTCCCGCAGTTTGAACATCGCAAGCATGTGGCAAGCCTCAAGTTTAATCCACTCCTCCCGCTGATATGCGGTTGGGACTTCGGCTTCAGACATCCAGGCATTACCTATCACCATATCTACAAGTGCAAGTTCAACAGTAATCATCTGCTCACCTTATCTGAAGTCGGCGAAGCCTTCAACTTAACCGTACACGATTTGTACAAGCTCCACCACAAACCCCATATGGATGCGCTCTACAAAGAGGCAAAGCTTGTCCTCAATTGTGGTGATAGAGCCGGATGGCGCAACAGCTCCTCCAGTCGTGATGGTCGCAGTGATATGAAGATTCTCATGCATGAATACCATCTCCCCTTCAAGTGGCGTTTCTTAGAGTTAGAGCCATCACTGCAATACATGCGAGGACTGCTCAAGCCGAAAGCAGCATGTCAGTGCGGCATGGAGATGATCTTAATCAGTGAGAAGTGCCCTATTCTCATTGGTGCATTAGAAGGCGGTTATCACTATCCTGAAAAGAGTCAAGTCAAAAAGCCTACTGAAGACATGTACTTTGCCGATATTGCGTGCAGTTGGCGCTACACCGCTGAGAACTATATCAAGTGGGGTGTGCCGTATGAAGATGCGAAGATGCTGCGCTTACAGCAGGCCAAAGAGCAGCATGCAGCGTTGGTGTTTCAACAGCAACAAAAGCCCTATGGGTGGATGGAACTCCCAGATGATGAGTTAGTACGCCTTGCAATGGAGTAACTATGCGCATCTACCTCCTCTATGACTACGATGAAGACGGCCCAGATAGTATGTTTGCAACAACTGATTATGAAAAGCTTCCAGCACTCCTCGTACAACTTGGCTATACTGACTCAGAGACACTCGAAACCCTGCATGGCGCTCTTGCTGATATTCGGAGAGAGATATTTCGTGGTCCTTATGGGCTCACCCGTGGTTGGGGTGGTGCAGTGCTCCATATGCTCGATGTGGAGTAACCACTGTGATTCAGTATATTTGTATTGTGTGTGGTCGTGAATTTATCGCACCTAAAGGTGTTGAGCCGATTTGTAGCCAGAAGTGTTCTGATGCGCTGTAGTGGGAAGAAGTACTTGACAATCATAGCGAGACATCCCGTAGCATTTGGTGAGCGTCCGCTGCGCCATTCCTATGGCTCAGCGGACGGCTCGCCGAAGGCACGGGATGTGGAGCGATTGTCAAGTACTTGTGGATCAGCAGTCTTCTCACCTTTTCTCGGTGAAGCTGCCTATTGACTTTTGACTGAGCTTATAGATATTATCACTGTGATAACATGTCGTATAGATTTTATCTATAATGTGGGTTATGCAGCTCCATGCCGATTCAGCAAGAAAGTGAACTGAAGCAAGCCTACAGCCGAGCGTATTGCGATGAAATCATTGCGATTCGTCAGCGTCGGCTCCTCGTTGAACAGCGTATGTTAGCATCCCGCCGTCAGTGGTTTGGCAATCATCTGGCCAGAGTGATTCCTGAAGGTAAGTCTGTTGCAGACCTCTACGATATTCCAGCAGCGAGACGTACTCAAGAACGCTTTGCGACTCGTGCCGTGAAAATGCTCACACCGTCTGTGCGGTGGTTTGAAGTGGCTCCAGCAGCCGATGTTCCGCCTGAGAAAGTCAGCAACGTCGATCAATGGATGAATTACGTTCTCCGTAAGCGTATCAGAACTCGACCAATAGTATCACAGCTCGTCCGTTGCTTGATGCTGTATAGCTTTTCCGTGCTGAAGACCTCCATCCAGGTGTTGAACGGTAACGTGTGGCCTTCATGGCGTGCGATTGATCCCTTCTCGTTTTACATCTACCCAGAAACTTCCCCTGTTGTTGAAGAGGCAGAGAAAGTCTTTGAAGATCATCTGTGCTCATACGAGAAATACAAGACCTATGCGCGTAAGGGCCTTGTGGATGATCTTGAGATATCAGACTTGACGAAGCCAGATTGGCCGTATCATCTGGTAGAGCGTTTGGCATACCAGGGCATTACAGACCCCACTGCTGATGTTGCGCAAGATATCGAGACACGCTCACGGCGCATTGATGCTGAGCTTGCAGCAACGACTGAAGCGTTTGTGAGCTTGACTGAGCTGTGGATACGCCGAGAAGATGTGCAATACCAAGTCTACATCGCCTGGAATCTCAAGCGTGGACCTCGTATTGTTGGTTTCTTCAAAAGCTCCTATGATGAACCACTCTACCGTATGACCGTCCATCGTCCACTCCCTGGTGAGCTGTATACTCCTGCACAGTCTGAAGACATCAATGAACTCGACAATGTTCAGAATGACTTGTTTAATCAGTTCATGAGTAGCGTTGATTGGGAACAAGGCTTTGTTGCTGCACAAGCCGACCGTCGCCATGACAGTTGGAAGGCTAAAGGTAGAGCCTTGTGGATGTTCAATGATGATCCGAAGCAAGCGATGCAATTTATTCAACCACCCATAACTTCTGTCAATCAGTTGAGAGCATTTCAGATCGTGACTGGGCTGATGCAAAGCATGGGTGGTGCAGGCACCATTGCTGAAGGCCAACCAGGACGAAACATGCCGAGAGCTGGCTCAGCCGTGCAAAGCTTAGTCAATCTCGGTATGGCTGATGTGTCCGATGTGGCAGAAATCCTTGAGCAGGAAGTGCTCACACAAGCACTCTCAGACATCTATAAGGTGAGCAGCTTCATCCCAGATGAGCAGTTGATGCGGATACCTGGAGGTATGGCCTTCTATGGTGCTGGTGTCCAAAGTAACATCTTGAAGCGATCCGATATCCTCGGAGATTATGAGTTTGAATGGATCGGTGCGCAGCAATTCCAGGATGACTCACAACGCGCACAACGCAGTTTGATCATGCTGAATATGCTGGCAAATCCACAGGTCCAACAACAGCTTGCTGGACAGGGCTACGCGGTGAACCTCGCCGAGATGATTCAGTACATCTGGCGGCATACGCTTGGTGAGCGTGGCTTGAGTAATATCCTCGTGCAGATGGAACAAGCGCCAATGGCGCTACAGCAACCTGGTGTGCCAGGCGGACAGCCTATGCCTGGTGCTCCTGGCGCTGGCAATGGTGCGGCACCACCAACAGCGTCAGGTTCGTCTGGTGCACCAGGGACTTCTACGAATGGTCAACAGAATGGTGCGCAAGCACAAAGCCCAATGCCAGGCTTAGCATATCAACTTCCACAGCCACAGTCAGGCTTTGTACAGCAGAGGTAAATCATGGCTGAAGAACCGAATACTGGCGAAGCCAGCAATGAAGCTGCTGACTTTGAGAAAGTGACCTCATTCATTCGTGATCAAGTCCAGAGCTACATGAAAGAATTCACGCCACAGCAGCAACCTGCTCCGCAGCAGATAGATCAGCAGCAGCAACAACAGCATCGTTTGATTGCGGAAACCATTGGACCGGTTGTGGGACCAGCACTCAATCAAGCGATTACGAACACCAGTGCTGTCCAAGATGAGGTCCGATTCTACCGAGATAATCCTGATGCACTGGAACACAGTGAGTCCATTGAACGGCTGTTTGGTGAGTTAATCCAACAGGGCCGTGGTATCCCTCGCAAAGATCTCTATGATGCCATACTCGGTCGTGAATTCCGTGCTGATCCAGAGAAGTTCGTGGAGAAGCAGAACAGTCGGAAGAAAGCGCAAGTTGAACGTGCTGAGATGAGTACAGACTTTGGTGCGGCTATGATGAATAAAGCGAAGAATGATAGTAAGTGGGGGAACTTTGAGAACTTGCCGCTAGAGGAGATGGAGAAAGCCTTAGAAGGCATCACGTTCTGATACAGCTTGATCTTGCGGCTTGAGCCGCCTGTCTACTAAACGTGTGTACAATGTGGGCAGTATGCACACACCATACTGCTCAATCTAATCGGTGAAGATTGATACGGCGAAGCCGTCAATCTAACGAAAGGCTAGTAAAAGATGGCTGATGCATACACAACTTTCGCTGTTGCGGCTGTTGATGCACCGAATGTGTATATTCACGCAAAGATGATTGATCTTCTCCAGCGGATACTGGTACTGCAAAAGCTTGCGGATCAATTCACGCTTGAGCAGAAGATGGGGAAGACGTTACGCGTTGTTCGCGTCGAACGCCTTGCACTGCCTAATGCACAGCTCGTTGAAGGTGTCACCCCCTTCACCAATGCACTCACGTTGACTAACGTGGACACAGTGGTGGAGCAATGGGGTATTGTCGCAGCTTTTACAGACGTACTTGAGCTGACCACCAAGCATCCCATTTTCAGCATTGGCATTGAGCGAGTAAGCTTAGCCATGAAAGAAACCATGGAGCGTGAAGATGCGAACGTGCTTATGGCGGCAACCAATGTGACCTATCCTGGTGCAGTAACGTCTCGTGCTACCCTTGCCAACACTGATGTGATGAACACCGCCATGATCATCACCATCAATGCGAAGCTTGAAATGCGTGGGGCCATCAAGTATATGCCGGATGGCTACTATATGGGTGTGATGCAACCACCACATAAAGCCGCAGTCCTCGGCTCAGATACGACCTTCCAGAATGCCTCAGCGTTTAGTCGCATCGCCAAGCTAGAGTATGGCTATATTGGTCCATGGATGGGTGTCGATTGGGTCACTGGTAACTTCATGCCGTTCTATGTTGGTGTGGCTGCACCAGATGCATCAGCTATTACTGCAACAAAAGGGCAGATCACTGCTGGTAGTGGCGGAAGTCTCGCTGCTGGGAACTATCAGTTCAAAGTCGTTGCTCGTGAAATCTCAACAGACTATGAACGGCGTATTTCAGTTCAATCAGCATCTATTGCTGTAGGCGCTACAGGGACCGTTGTGCTGCGTTCGCCAAGTAGTACTGGCTACACGTATGATTGGTACATGTCGCAAATCGGTGGAACGACAACATACCTCGTTGCATCACGGACTGCGGCGAGTGCGAATACCACGATCAGTGTGCAGCCTGTCGGGACGGAAGCGGTTGGACCAGCGTCACCAGCACTTGGTATCAACGTGTATCCGGGCTTTGTCTGCGGTAAGGGAGCGTTCGGCACGTGTACACTGAACGGTATGGCACTGCAAACCTTCATCACGCCGAAAGGACCAACAGACTCCGACCCGATTGCACAGCGCCGTAAGGTTGGTGCGAAGTTTATGCGGAAGAGTTTCATTCTGGACAATGCGTTTATTGAGCGCTTTGAGACAGGATCAGCACTGGCTCCTCCGCTCGCAGCTTAGTACTGTCATAGAAAGCGCGAAGCGCTATGCCTAGGAAAAAGATATCCCTTGAGGAAGCCTACGCCGTGTTTGAACAACACGGCTTACAGGTTGAGATCAGCGGTATAGCGAAGCCTGAAGAGCCTGCTGTACCGCAGTCTGCACTGTTTGAGCGTCCATATGGTATGCCAGAGAAAGCGGCTTCAGCCGCACAGCGTGTTGGTAAGAGCATGGTGCGCATTGCGCTCCATACCAAGCAAACGATGACATCAGGCGGGAACGCTGTGTATAGCCCGGAGGGGAAGTTGATCCGTATAGATGGTCAGGAATCCGTCAGCTATGGTCCTGGTATCGTAATTGTCCCTGCTGAGATCGCTGGCGATCTCCAACACCAGGATCAACTTGCGCAACGTGCTGATGCGAACTTGTTCAACAGCACCTTTAAGAGTTACGTCATTGTGAGTACACCTGAAGGTCAGTCGGTAGCGAAGCTTGCATCAACGGATCAATTCTTTGATATGAGTGGTTTCCTTGGTCAGCTTGGCAATAGTGGCCATGCTATGCAGTTGCCTTTTTAGCAGCGTGAGCTGCTCGTGAGCTGCTGAGGTATCGTGTGTATCAGCGTAGAGTGATAATCGACGATATTGAAATGCGGCAGTGTATTCTTGAGTACGATGAGCTACTGAGAAAGCATGGTATTCATCCGTACTATCCATACGATCATGAAGAGATTGTGGTACATGGTGGAAAAGTCCATCGGTATACACAACCACCACGGCCACGTCAACGTGTGTTGAAAGATTGACATATGCCCATCCGTACAGCAATCACTAGGGTCACTGGTCAAGGCGAACAGTTTGTTGTGGATGTCTGCCAGTGGAATCCAGTCACCGGCGAGATTATGCATGCTGATGTTGACGAGATGCGGACGTTAGCGAATGATATGCTGCAACTGTCTGATATCCGCATGTACGAAATGAATATGCGCATGTTTGAAGCGTATGGGTTAGAGAAGCATTTCGATCCTGGAACGTGGCAAAAGATACTGCAACTGCTCGATATCTTAGCTGGGAGAACAGATATCGCACAAGTACTGCAACGTTGGGAAGCAACCAAAGAGGAAAATGCTGCGCTTGAAGCAGGCAGGAAGGCTGCATATGATTGTCTTAGCCAATGATCATCTTGGGAAAAGTCTACACGGAGTATTGTTTAATAGACTGACAGCATTTGCTGCTGATGTCACACCTGAAGCACCAGCAGGACCAATTGTGGAGTTCTGGCTCAATAGATTCTATAGCAATGATGGAAGCATTCAAATCTTAGTCGAGTTGAATCAGCAATACGAAGTGGTTGCGCATGCCGTGCTGGAGATTCAGAATCTCGCTGGCGTCGTAGTGCTCAGTTGCCATCAATATCAGGCAGATAAAGCTGACCTCCAACGCTTTGATGAATTGGTTGAGTATGGTCGGAAGCTGAAGCAGCAGATTGGCGCAGCCTTCATGACCTTTACGACCGTGAAGAATGTCAAAGCATATGAGAAGCGCTATGGCTTTAAGGCAGTGAGAACAATCATGATTGACTATGATGCTTTAGAGAAAGCTTTAGCAGAGGGCGAAGCCGATGGGTGATCTTGTTACAAGTATCACTGGCGGTGGTGGAACGCAAGCACAGACGACGAAAGTCGATCCAACTACGCAAGCACTCAACAATCTCCGCTTGCAGTATAGCCGTAACGTCCTCGGTGCTGGTGGGGGTGGCTTTCAGTTTGCTGGACCAAACGCTGCGTATCAACCAAGTCCATACGTCAACGATTTATACAATATGGGCATGACTGGCTATGCCAATAATGTCCCCTACAACACCCTTGATTATGCAAGTCTTGGCACCAACTCATTGCTTGGCAATGCGAATAATGCGGCACAGATTCAGCAAGCAGCCTATGGTCAAGGTTTAGACTTATCAAATCTGAACTTGAATAACTATATCAATCGTCTTGACAGCACCCTTGGGCTTCAGCAAGCCAATGCAAATCAATATCTTACTGGTGGGCAGAATCTCTTGGGCAATGTGCGAAGCACTCAGTTAGGTGACGCTGGTGCTGTTGCTGGTCAACAATACGGCGTAGCCGGGAATGTATTGGGGCAGCAGCTTGCAAGTGCGCAAGATGTGTTAGGACAGCAACTTGGCTTGAATGCTGGTGCATACAATACACAACTTGGTGCCATAGGCAATGCACTGAACACGCAACTAGGCTTAACCAGTGGTGCATATGGTACACAGTTAGGCGCGATTGATAATGCCTACAACACGCAACTCGGTTTGAACAGAGCCACACTTGCTGAACAACGTGCTGGTGGTGAAGAAGCGTTTCAGCGTCAGCTTGGTCTGGTCAATGAAGGCTATGGGCGACAGCTCGATCAAGCAGGCAATGTGCTCAACATGAATACCGCTAATGCGGAGAATGTCTTACGACAGCAACTTGGTACATCTGCGGATGTGTTGACACGACAGCAAGCGGCTGCTCGGGATACATTAGGCGTACAGCAGCGTATGAATGCTGATGCGCTGACACGCCAGCAAACGGATAATGCTGCTCGCTATGGTCAGCTCTCAACCGATATCACCAAGCTTGGTCTCGATCAAACATCGAACTATATCAATCAAATAGCACGACCACAGATTAATCAGCAGATGGCTCTTCAAGGTCTTGAAGGTGGAGGAGCGGTCAATGCTGCTATTGCACGAGCGACCGCTGAGTATGGTATGCCAGTCGTGACAAATCTTGCGAATCTCGCTGGGCAGTATCAAGGTTTGCAGGGTGGTCTTGGCTCACAATACCTCAGTGGTGAACAACAGATTGGTGGGCAATACTCGTCGAATCTCATGAATGCGATGGCGCAGAACGCCGCCATAGTCCAGGCGTATGAACAGCAATATGGTGGAGCGAATCAAGCAGCACAGCAGCTCTACGGACAAACCTCCGCTGGTGCTGGTCAACAGCTTGCTGGTGGACTGCAGGGCGCTGGTACACAGTACACGCAAGGCTTGCAGAACTTCCTCATGCAGTACGGCGCTGGTCAACAAGGTGCTGGATCACAACGGACATCAGGTATCCAGAACGCAGGATTGCAGTACGGTCAAGGTGTGCAGCAAGCAGGCGGACAATATACATCAGGTGTACAGAATGCAGGCTTACAGTATGGCTCTGGTGTGCAGAACTTTGCGAATCAGTACGGCGGGAATGTGGCGAATTATCAAGGTGCGTATGGTAACAACATGCAGAACATTGGTCAGCAATACGCTGGCAATGTGCAAGGTATCAATCAGCAATACGGCGCTGGACAACAGGGCTTGTATGGGCAGTATGGCAACCAGCAAGCGCAATACTTGAATCAATACGGCGGCAATGTGGCGAATGCGTATGGTCAGCAAACCGCAGCGCAAGCAGCTTTACAACAGCAGTACATGAACAATCAAGCACAGCTCTCGAATCAATTCAATCAAGGCTATAACCAGTTCATTCAGACTATTCCGGGAGTACAGACAGCATTCCAACAAGCACCAGCAGCCTTTGCCAACGCGATGTTTCCACTTGCTGACTACAGCAGAAGCTTGCAACAGCAAGATTTAGCGAGGCAACAGAGCTTGTTTGGCACAACACTCACCGGCTTACCCTATACTGCTGGCGGTACTGTTGACTCCAGTAAGAGTCAGAACAATATCTTCCAGAATCTTGGTGGGATGTTCAAATCGTTTGGTACGGGTGGAACGCAGTAGTTCTTAGCGGCTCAAGCCGCAGAGGAGCGCGAAGCGCATGGCATCACTCATTCCAGCACTTGCATCGTCAGCACCAGCAGCCGCAGGAACAGCAGCAGGTGCAGGAACAGCAGCGGGCTTTGCAGGTCTCGGTGGAGCAGCAGCACCAGCGGCCTATACCGCAGGTATCGCTGCACCAGCAGTCAGCGCAGCCGCTCCAGCAGCAGCATCAGGCTTTGCAGGTCTCGGCGCAGCAGCACCAGCGGCAGCATACGCTACTGGTGCTGCTGCACCAGCCGTTGGCATTGCTTCACCAGTTGTGTCACCTATTGCTGCACCATCAGGATTCGGTTCAGCGCTCGATGCTGCTGGGAAAGCGTATGCTGCACCAGCCTTCGATAACAACCTTGGTATCAGCTATGGTCAACTTGCACAGCTTGCAAGATCACAAGGCAATGCGAGTGATTTTGCACCGTTTGCTGGCAACATTCAACAGTCTCGACGTAATCAAGCGGCTCAACTGCAAGGCTTACCACCTGAGCAAGTCCAGCCAGACTCGCTTGATCGTATTCTGGGAGCCTTTCGTAACATTGGCCGCATGTAGGTGTAGCGATGGATAGCATTACACAGACACCGTTTCAACCGCTGGTACAGCCGAATCAACTTATGAATACTGCACCTGGACCAGTTGTACAGGACATTGGCGAAGGCATCAATCCTCGGTTGTTTACTCCCCCTGGTACCGCTGACATTGATCGTATTGGGGAGATCAATCGTAGTCTCGATAAGAACATTGAGCAACAGGGCTCGTTCTGGCCCAATGCGCTCGCTATCGGTGCACTGCTTACTGGCAACTTTGGTCCGATGATTCAACTGGAAGAACAGAAGCGAAAAACAGCCATCGGTCAACTTGCCACACCATACATGATGGAAGCAACGAATCTTGCTCATCAAGGGAAGTTTGAAGAAGCACAGAATGTTGTCACGACTGCTATTGGGAAAGTTGGTCCACGATCACCAGAAGTAATGCAGATGTTCAAGCCTGTGATGGATAAGCTGAGCAAAGATCAAACCAACTGGCGTGATATGCAACAAGTAGCAGACTTCGCCAAGATGACAATTCCTGATGATGCGCACCCAGACGCAGTAAACTTTCGAGACTTCGCACAGAAAGCCGTCAAGAATAGAACAGTTGTCTCATCAGAGCTTCTTGGTACACTCTTTACCAAAGCCATTCCGCACATGCAGATGATTAACAACCAAGCTATTGGGCAAGGTGGGCTGAGTGGTCGCATCACAAGTATACCCTTACCAGAAGTACAGAATGAAAAGCAACTTGAAACACCTGGTGGTATGCGAGTCGCAGCACACAACAATATGACAACAGGTGACTTGACGAATGTACTGCGGTTACGAGAGCCTGGACAGTCTGTAACGTTGGGTGATGGTCGAACAGTAAGCTTTGGTGATGCAACCTATACAAAGGCACGCAATGAATATACTGGTTATGGTATGCAATTCGATGCGGCTCTTGAAGTTGGCAAACAAGTTCCACTTGAACCTATCTTGTCCACACAAGCGCTTGGTCGTATGCCTGCTGACGCCGTTGCAACACGACAAGGCTTTACACAACAGGGTATGGTCCCAGCGCTGATGGGTGATCATTACACGCGACTAACTGACCAGCAAGTAGCTGTCATTGAAGGCAAGCTTCGGAAAGATCCTTACTTACCGCTTCAGTCAGGCTATACGACTATTGATGCATCACCAGATTTAAGCCGTTTTGGCACACGTGTTGGGCCTATGACGTATGAGGAGATGAAGGCTTCTGGTGGTAAGTACATCAACGTAGAAACGAAAATCCTCAATGACCGCATTGAACCAGCGGTAAAAGCGATCCAGGGCTTAGGCTATATGACACAGATGTTACCAATGCTTGGTGCACCTGATACACCCTACACACAGGTTGTCAAAGGTATTAACCGATTCATTTCTGACAAGATAGGCCGGGATGTTGCGAAAGGTCTCAGTGTTGAGAAAGCTGCGGAACTCTTTGTTGAGCGGAGTATTGAAGAAGTTCAGAATACCAAACAGATTGATGATCGTGTTGTCCGCCAACTGAAGGAACGCATTACTGGTCGCTTCAGGACTCCTCAAGATGCTATGGAAACTGTTGCCTTTGTGCAGCAACGCCTTCAGGAAGAGGTCTACCGACTTTCAGGTGTGAAGGTCGAGCCGCCAGCCATAGCACGTCCAACAACGAAAGGTGCTGTTCCAACAGAAGCTCCAACAACACTACCTGCGCAGCAGATTCCTGGCGTCCCAACACCGAATGTGAAACAAGTCCCAACACCAGGGGTAGAACCGGGTGCAGCGTACCGTCAACCGGGTGGAGGCTTTGTCCCACAAGGAGAAACCACCTATACTCCACCACAACGTGGAAAACCGAAGAGTGCTATCCAAACGCTTGCGCCGATAGTTGATCAAGCGCCAGCAGCAACAGAATACAAATACGTTAAACCAGGGACACTACGATAATGCCTGCTGCACCACCAAGCCAAATACCCTCTGATCTTGTGTTGAACATCGGCGGAAATGCAGCAGCTCCACCAGCTCCACCATCAGTTGTGCCACCACCAGTTGTGCCACCACCACAAGACCAAGCTGATCTCCTCAACAACATCCTCCAGAAGCTTGGTGTGGACACCCTTGCTGCACAGCCACAGCGGACAGGTCCACCCAGAGGCATGCAGATGGAAGGCACATACAAGGGTAACACTGTTCATATCTACTCATCCACAGGAAACTCTCGTACCGCAGAAGAGTTTGATGCCGCTCTTGATCAATACAATCAGACTGGTCAAGAGCCAGCAGGCTTCAGTATTATGAAACCTGGTATGATGAGCACTCTTCGTAGTGGGTTCGAGACGACACGAAAGCCACTGCGTGAAGCGGTCGAAACCATGGATGATCCCAACCTCCCGATGAACAAAGCGCTTCCAGGCTTTTTGAGCAGCATACCGAAGTTCGCTGCACGAGAGTTGAACGAACAGACCAAGACACCTTACCGTGCAGGTTTGTTCTTTGGTACGATGGCTGCTGCACCATTCCTCGGCGCAACAACAACCGCAGCAAGAGCTGCCACAGCAACAGCGAAAGCTGTCCCTGCTGCATGGAACAAAGCTGCTACAGCCGTCAACATGATGAAGTCCGTTGGTGGAGCAGCGTTAGGTGGTGCTGTTGGTAGTGCTGTCCAGGGTGAAGCACCTGATCCTGGCACAGCGATTGCTGATCTTGTCATCGTTGGCACTGGTGCAGGCTTCAACGGTCTCGTCTCGCACTTCGTCAACAGGAACATCCCAGCGAACCGTCAGAAAGACGTGCTCGATAGCATCTACAATCAGGTCGCAAAAGAAAGTCCTATCCTTCTTGGCAACAAGAACGCACTCGACATTGCTGCAAGCTCACCAGAGAAGCTGGCTGTGATGGGCAAGCTCATGGCTAACGGTCTCCGGGGTCATGTCGATGATATTACGAACACCCTTGTCGGTGATGTCAACCGTGTACTTCCCACAAACATCCCTGTGGGCATTCAAAACACTTTCAGGAAACATCTCCGTGAGTTTGCACGACAAGGCAATGCTATGCTGGACAATATTGACAATCCAACAGCGTTCGATGCTGCGCAGAAAGCCTACCGAGAGTCTGTTGCTGCAATGGGTGAGCTTACCAAAAATGAAGTCGCATCGTTCGTACAAAAGCAAGGCGGTAATGCAGCGTCAGCAATGGGCGTAGCGAAAGATGTTGCCGCTGTCCTTGACCGGAACAGACAGCAGATGAACATGCTGGAAGACGGTGCACAGATGCTCCGCTATATTAAGCGTGGTACGGGCAGTGAGGGCTTTGATGTCATGCGCTTTCGCAGTGCTCTGCTTGACTCCTACCAAGCGAAGCAGTCGCCCTATCTGCAATCTATCCGCCAGACTGTTGCTGGTGGTCCAGGTGAGTCCTTGGTCAATCTTCCTCAGTTCAAAGAATATGAAGCGCAGCCTGTCAAAGCCCTCGCGAACCTTGCAAAGAAATTCATCCCTGGTCTCAGTCATGTACCAACGGGCAGTCCCATTACGAGTACAAACATACCAATGCTACCCTATCAAATGCCGCAAGCAACGTCTGGAGCCTTCAACTTTGGTGTGCAAGAAGCTGGTCAGGATGCGATCAACTCTTTTATGGATCGTAAGTAGTTATGCCAAGTCTCTCTGATCTATTGGATATCTTCAGTCCCTCATCAGCCGAAGCGAAAGTGCTTGCTGACAAACGAGCAATGACTGTGCTGAAAGATATCCTTGCGAATCAGTCAAGTGACTATCTCCCTGCACTCCACAAAGATATTGTCCGTCAAGCTGATGCACTCCCCCAAGAAGTCACCGTCCATGCAACACCTGAGTTGAACAGCGCGTATGGGAATGCTGCAGAATATGATCCAATGCAAGACCGCATTCGCTACGATCCATCCTACAGCAATCAAGACTTAACGCACATACTCCCCCACGAACTTATGCACTTTATGAATCAAGCGAAGAGAGTTGGTCTTGACACAGCAAAACAGCACGATATCATAGAGCTGCTCCTCGGTGCAAAGCGCTATCAACCAGCAGCGCAGTTTGAGGGCTATCAACAACCAGTCATTCCGCCAGGATACCAAGACCTTATCAAGCAGTGGCTAGGGCGATAGAGGCACTATGGCTACCCAACGCGAACCAGGCTCAAATATTGTTGCACAATATACCACACCCTTTCGTGGCACCTGGAACAGTCTTGCTGTGCATGCGATTCCACTTGACGCATTGTATGATAGTCAGAATGTCTTCCTCCGTCGAGGAAAACTCCGCAATCGTCCCGGTATGCAAGCCGTCACTGATACGTTATTCGATGCTCCTGTGCTTGGTGCGACACTTGCTACAACTCCCTATGATAAGATTGTCCTCGCAGTCACCAAAACAAGCCTCTACGAGTTGAGTGAAACCAGCAGTGAATGGGCTATTACTCGCAATCCTGAGAATCTCCAGTATGCGCTGAGTGATGTGAGCACTATTGATCTTGCTCTCCTTGAAACAAGTGGACGCTATGTTGCCCTTATCGCTGAACGCAGTCACCCACTCTACCAATGGGATGGCTTAACACGGGCAACAAGTCACATCGAGAACTCAGATCCGTATGGCATGGTTCCTTCACCAAGTAGCGTGTGCATTGCAGCACGAAGAGTTATTGCTTTCACACCACCACATACCGTCCAATGGTCCGCAACGTTCAACCATACTGCATGGTCTCCCTTGTCCATCTATCGCCTAGCACAAACAGGCGATGAAGGTCTGTGCATTCGTGCACTGAGCAGCCTCAGCTTCGTTGTCTACAAAGATCGCAGCATCTACGTAGCTCGTGCACAATCCGGTACCGATGAGCTTGCCTTCAACTTCGCTGAACCTATCCGCGTTGAAGGTCCAGCAGGTGTGCATGCTGTTGTTGATGTGTCTGGCCAACACGTCTACATGACGAGAAGCGGTCGTGTCGCTGCCTTTGATGGTACACGCTATCCTACATGGCTCGCAGATGGGCTCTGGCTGTTCCTCCAAGACGACATTGATCCAACTTATGCCCATATGATCTTTGGCGTGTATGATTACCGCCTCCATATGATTCAATTCGTCTACCCGAAGCGTGGTGATCAAGGCAAGCTGCGTGGCTTAGTCCTCATCAACGTTCCCCTGGAAGGCTTAGACGTTGCTGAGGGCAGTGGGAAACTCTACGCCAGCTTTAAAGGCACGCTCGGTATTGCCTGCAGTATGGGCTGCGAAATGCGCTTTAACAAACTCATCAATCGCAGCATGCTCTTCAGTCACGAAGACTTCCTCATTCGCAGCTTCATCTTAGACGAAGATACTGAACGTGATAATGATGTGAGCTTTCCCTGTGGTATTCAACTCCCCATGCAAGCCTTACAAGACGCACAACATGCACAAGTCGCTGTGGAAACCCTTGTTGAACGCGGCAAACACTACGGCAGTATGCTCGTTGATGGTGTCACCTCAAACTTCCTGGAGTCACCATCCGGCACTATCGACATCACGAAAGCACACACTATTGATCTTGAACGTGATCCCGTCGTTGATATCAAAGCGTTCAATGTGCCAACACGCTTCTTTGGTCTGAAATACCGTTGGGATTCCACCAGCAACGTGCAGTACGCTGGTGCAGTCGTCTATGCCAGACGTGCATAGAAGCAGCTCTTGACGTGCAAGGACACAATGCACTAGAATTCGGTGAGCGTCCGCTCAAGCGTGCACCACGCTTCAGCGGACGGCTCGCCGAAGGCCAGTGCATTGGGGCCGCATGTCAAGAGTGCTGATCAACAACCAAATCGAGTTGCATATGCCAAACAATGTGCCGTTCGTTCCACAACTTACAGGCGTTGTTGTCCAAGATATTGATTCCATTATTCAGTACCTCCATACGCTAAATAGCTACCTCTGTGAAGGTGAGCCAGATGCAGGTTGGTCTGTTGCTGGTCTGCTTGAGAACAAGGAGCTAACCGGCACGATGACGCTGCTAGAGCTAAGTCAAGCATTCGGCTCGCTGCTCAGAGTGCTCAGGGATAGAGGTATTATTCTGCCATGGTTTTAAAGAGGGCGAAGCCCTATGCCAAATAGATTGGTTCGTGATGAGTTAATCCTCACAGCACTTCGTATGGCGCAAATACCGAATCTGGACATCGAAGAAGCTCCTAACGGAGTTGTGCTTCAGACAGCGAAATCTATTGACTGGTTGCAAGAGATTATAGACTTTTGGCATCATCTGGTCCCCTTCAGTGCAACGATAGCGGTAGATCAAGACTTATCGTGTTCGGCACATAGTGACACACTGCTGTTGCCATCTGACTTCATCGTTGACGTGAGAAATGGTTACTTTGTGCAAAGCATTCCTGGAGACTTTCAGTCCTTCAAGCAAACTCGTCGATTACCTGTGCCGAAGTTTATGCGGTATCGTCTGAGCTATCAGCGCAAAGGTGCTGTTTTATTCCCGTATTACTACTGCATCGTTGGTGATGATAATGATGAATTCTCACAACGGCAGACGATGATGGTATGTCCAACACCAACGGTGAATACTGTTGCAAAGATGTGGTATTACCGCTTGCCTCGTCGCTTGCAAGCAAACGAACGACCGAAAGTGCCCAACGATTACGTCTGTGTAGAGTACCTGAGAATCCGTATGTTGGAATGGGCTCATCTCTTTGAGCCGGGCACTGCACAGAAGTTCTGTGACAGAATCGTAGCTGGAATGCGAGCTGGTGGACTGCTGAATGAACCGGAAGATGACGGTATCCCGATGGATGAAGAATCATATGGACGTGGTGTCAATCAGTGGAATAGTTATGCCGCGTGGATGGGAACGCATTAGGCTGCTAAAGCAGCTTTAACAGAAAGGAGCTTTAGCTCCATGGCAGTGCCACCGTCATTAGTCACGTTCGATAAGAACGTCTTTGATGTGATGATCTTTGATACCGTTGAGCTGACACCAGTCATCGCCAAGATTGCGGTGCCGAGTGAAATGCGCCGTGTGCCTGTTGGGGCAACCGTGGTCATCTTCGCGTACATCTATCAGTATGAAACATCACCTGGAACAGCGATACCACTCAACCTGAGCACTCCACCAGATATACAGGTGTATGATCCGTATGATTTTAGTCCAACTGATTTTGAGATGATGACGCATGCAGATGATGGGGTGTACAGATACCAATATGTAGTATCAAATGCTGCCTGGAGTGGTGCATACTCAGCACGAATACGGGCTGTGAATGGGCAGATATCAACAATAACCGACAAAGCTGTTGTATTCACTGTAGGTTAGTAGACAGAAAGGGGGCGAAGCCCTGTGGCAGACCAAATTGATGTCAAGCATGCTTTTGTATCATCAAAGGT